GTGAATTAAATGCAAGGTATTATAATTATAAATTTAAAGAAGATAGCGATTTTTACAATGAGAACTATAAAAAGAAATATTCGGAATCTTACGGTGACAGGCTATATGATAGCTCATTTGATTTTAGTAAAGATACGGAAACTGTTGATGTAATATTTGCACCTTCAGTTCTGTATAAAGCGATTGGAACCGACAAAGTATATCCGGCTATTTATAAAAAATCTAATGCAAATAGTGCGGAAGATAATATGGATAGCGTTATTAGAATAATGCAAGTAAAGAAAATATCTTCCGTTACTTCGTGGGCTATTAAGAATTTATCAAGTACGTTAGTTACGTTGACCTCATACGGATATGCCGGACATTTAGACGACCCTGAAAACCCACAGAATGATATTAACTTTGGCGCAACTAAGGAAATATTTTATAGCTCAAATAATTTTACTGGCAACAATGTATTCAATGTATTCCATAAAATATATATGGACGAAATAACGGATAAGAATAGTAAGCTATTAACCTGTTCGGCTTTATTAAATACAATAGATATATTTAATTTAGACTTCAGTAAATACGTTTGGATTGACGGAGTACTATTTAGATTGAATAAGGTTGAGGGTTACAACCCAATGGAATATAACACGACGAAAATAAGTTTATTAAAAGTAATTGAAACAACATACTAATGGCAGAAAATTTAAATTTAAATGTAAACGTAGATACTTCAGGTGCCTCGAATTCGGTAGGTTCACTTAAGAAACAACTTAGGGAAGCACAAGCGGAAGTAACGGCATTAGCTGATAAATTCGGTGCGACCTCAAAGGAAGCTATCACCGCAGCCAAACGAGCAGCGGAATTAAAAGACGCCATCGGGGACGCTAAAGCGTTAACAGAAGCATTTAACCCTGACGCAAAGTTTAAAGCATTAACGGCTTCGCTATCAGGTGTTGCCGGTGGGTTTGGAGCGATACAGGGTGCAATGGCTTTATTCGGTGCTGAATCAGATAACGTTCAAAAGACTTTATTAAAGGTTCAGTCGGCAATGGCTATTTCGCAAGGCTTACAAGCGGTTGGGGAAAGTATAGACTCATTTAAACAATTAGGTGCGGTTATTCAAAATAGTACTTTATTACAAAAGGCTAATAGTGCTGCGACGGCTGCCGCTGCTGCGGTTCAAAAATTATTTACAGGAGCAGTAACCGAAACTGCAACGGGTTTTAAAATATTAAAAGGTGCTATTGCAGCGACAGGTATTGGATTGATTATAGTTGCATTGGGTACGATTGTCGCATATTGGGATGATATTAAAGCAAGTATTGGCGGAGTAAGTACGGCACAAAAAAACCTTAATGCAGATACCGAAAAGAATTTAGCTGCTGAAGAAAAGAAACTAAATGCATTAGACGACCAAACGAATCAACTTAAATATCAGGGCAAAAGTGAAAGGGAAATTTTACAAATTAAGATAGCGCAAACACAAAAAGCTATCGAGCTTGCTAAAGTAGGTATATTAAATGCAAAAGTAACAAAAGACGCACAGGTTGCAGCTGCTAAAAGAAACCGTGATATTTTAAAAGGTATTATTGATTTTGTTTCCACGCCTTCGCAATTAATTTTTAACTTATTAGATAAGATAGGTAAGTTAATGGGCAAGACTTGGAATTTAGAAGCAAATAATAAGGCGGTTCAAGATTCGCTTTCTAGTTGGGTTTTTAATGTTAAAGAAACAGAAGCAGAAGGGGACGCAACTATTGAAGCCGCACAAGATAAGTTGAATAAATTAGAATCAACTTTTTACGGGTACAAGAACCAAATAAACGCTATTGATAGGAAAGGTAACGACGCAGGTAATAAACAAGCAGAAGAACAAGCTAGAAAAGAACAAGACGCACAGGCAATATTACACGAGGCTAATAAGAAATTAAAGACCCAACAAGAGCAGGAAATACAATCTATTGACGACGCTTATGCAGAAAAAAGAAAAAAACTTGCTGAAGCAAAAGTCGAAGACAATGGAGATTTAGCAAAAGCAGAACAAGCTGAAAGGGACGCAGTAAATGAAAAATATAAAAAGCTAGAGCTAGATAAAGAAAATGCTTTTCAAGCTGAATTAAATAAGGTAAAACTTGATTTAAAGTTAGCAGGTATCAAGGACGAATATGAAAAATCTAAAGTTCAAATAGAAGAAAATTATAAAAAGCAATATGAAGATATTGATAAAAATGAAAACTATAATGAGCAAAGAAGAATAGCTTTAAAAGTTGAACTTAAGAAAAAAGAGAATGCAGAATTAGACGCATTACAATTAACGCGTGATTCTAAAAAAGCAGAAACCGATATTTCTGAGTTAGATAAAGAAATTACAAAGGCTGCTTCTGACCTTGAGTTCCAAAAAACTTTATTAGACCAAAAAGATATTTTACTAGAGCAATCATTTAAGAGAAGATTAATAACAGAAGACGCATATAAGGCAGGAGTAGAAGCAAATTCAAAAGCTAGAATTGAAATAGACAAAGCAGAAACGGCAGCCAAAATAGAAAATGCACAAAAAATATCCGCATTACTTGGTGGACTTTCAGATGTAATGGGAAGGGAAACCGCAGCCGGTAAAGCATTTGCCGTAGCACAAGCAACAATAGATACATACTTAGCAGCACAAAAGGCTTATCAAGCTATGGCAGGTATTCCGGTATATGGTCCTGCATTGGGAGCGGTTGCAGCGGGAGTAGCCGTAGCGGGTGGTATTAAGAATGTTAAATCAATCTTAGCAGTTAAGACACCGGGCGGTGGTGGCGGTGGTGCTTCAGCACCTTCTATGCCTAGTATGTCATCGTCGGCACCTATGACCCCACCAACCCCACAAGCGCAGACTACAAACATTAGTCAACAGTCAATTAACCAAATGGGGAACCAAGCAGTAAGGGCATACGTTATTGAGAACGACGTAACAAGTAATCAGCAAAGAGTTGAAGCAATAAAGCAAAGAGCAAGATTTAGTTAATATTTAAAAATAATATATTTATGAGTATGGAATTACCTTTATATATGTTGGAAATATCTGAAGATTTAAACGACGATGCAGAAGTGCAATTCGTTTCATTAGTGGATAGACCGGCAATTCAAAAGAATTGGAATGCGTTTAAAAATGAGCAGAAGTTTCAAATTGTTAGCGAAGATAAGCGTATTATTAGCGGTTGCGCTATGTTGGCTGACACTCCTATTTTTAGAAGTGACGCTAGTTTTGGCGATTACTATGTTGCTTTTTCTAAAGAAACAATTGTTAAGATTGTGCAAAAGTATTTTAAGAAGGGGTATCAAAACAACGTCAACCTAATGCACGACCCTAACCAAATTGAAACAGGGGTTACAATTTTTGAAAGTTTTATTAGTGATAAGAGTAGAGGCATACAACCAATGAAAGGATTCGAAGATGCACCTGACGGAAGTTGGTTCGTATCTATGCTAGTGGAAAATGATTCAGTTTGGGAGCAAGTAAAAGCCGGAATGGTTAACGGATTTTCGATTGAAGGCATATTTAATTACGCTCCAAAGGTTTCAAAAGAGCAACAGGTGATGAATGAAATATATAAAATATTAGAAGAAGTTGAGTTAGGCGGTCCCGGAAGTGGTCGTAGACCTGAAGGAGGTGGTGATGAAGAATCAACAGGTAATATTAAAACCGTATCTATCGAAGATAAGGAAGTAAAAGATTTAGTTTCTAAAGCACGAGAAGCTGCTCCTGAAGTAGATAAATTAGGTAAAGATTTAGCAGAAAAATACGGTGCAGTTGTTACTCCTATTAATATGAAATCAGCAGATTCTATTGTAAGGAAAACAAATACAGAAGAAGGTGGAAATCTAGGTAATATAAAAGATTCAGTAAGAAATACAATTATTACTGACGACCCCGTAGCAATGCAAAATATAATAAAAGACCTTAGTAATGACCCTAGAGTTGCAGGTGGAAATGGTAGAATTAAGACACAATCCCACGAATCTAATCCACTAGGATATAGTGGCAATATTGTAAATATAAAGACCTCTAATGGCTTAACTGCAGAAATACAGGTAAATACACCTAAAATGATTTATGCCAAAGAAAAGCCTGAAAATGCCAAAAGAATACTAGGCGAAGCAAAGTATAATCAAATTGCTAAAGAAGTGGGTATTGAAGGTGGCAAGGGTCACGATTTATACGAAAAATATCGTGTATTGGTAGCGGGGAAAGATGATAAACAAAGAAAAAAAATAGAGCAAGAATCTAAAAAATATTATAGTAATTTTTTGAAATAGTAAATAAAATTTAGTACATTTGATATATGAGAAATGAGAACCTACTTAGTGAAATTGCCAATGGGAAAGCAGTCTTCTTTGAAAACAGTTTTGAGGAGGTAGCTTTTAGAAATATCCCTGAAGGCGGTTATGAAGCTAAAGAAAAAGGTGCGAAACCTTACAAAGTGCAAGGCGCACCAAACAAATTGGTAGAGGCGATTTTAGAAGGAAAAATGCTTAGTAAGGAAGAATACGAAAAATACTAATCAATTTACCTTTTAAATAAAGTCTTTCTAGTTTATTAGATAATGGCTTATTAAAATCAGAGTATATAATTTTGAATTTCTTAGATTCATTTATATACTTTTTTAATTTATTATAATCCCTGTTTTTAATACACTCCCTAATATTGCATATTCTATCACACAGTTTAACTATTGAAGCTATTTCATTTTTAGATATTTCAATATAATATTTATTTAATGGTGGCTTTTTAGTTAATAGTTTAACGGAATTAAAGACTTCTTTGTGTATTAGTTTAAGTTTATTTTCATCAAGTATTGTATCTTCTAAAATATCGTGCAATGCGCATACTGAAAGGATTATATCTTCTTTTGTTCCTTTTATATGTTTTTCATTGCAAAACTTTTGTGCTTCAAACCACACATCTAGCAAATGATACAGATAAGGCTTAACCCCATACTGCTGATATTTATGATATTCAGCAGCAAGGGCAAGTGAATTATATTTTATTTTATTCATTTTAATTTGATTAAGCATACCAACTACTGTAAACACCTTCCTGACTCGCAGCATATTCACAGAAACAACCATGTTCTGCTTTAATGTAGTAGCTAACATTTCCATTATAACCGACAGAAACATTTATTTTTTTTAATTGAGGTTCACCGTTATAATGACCTTTCATTGGAGCAACATAACCTGCCATACTATTGATATTTCCTTTTTGATTTTCAGGGAAAAACTTGCAAATGCTTCTTATTAAAATTGATTTTGCTTTAACTTCTACAATTTCATAAAAATCAATATTAGTTTGTTCCCATCCCCAACTATTGTAAAGAACCTGACCAACCTGAAAATTGTGTTTCATATTTTGTTGAGCTAACTTCTTTTGTTCTTTTCTAGCTTTTTCTGCATTTATGTTTCTTTCAACTCTCTCAATCCATTCATTGCAAAACTCTAGCATTCTTTCAACGCTTCTAAATCTGTAATTAAATAAAGGCTTTTTAAATCTTGCCTTACTAACCTTTCTAACGCAATACCCAACAATAATTGGTTGTTCTTTTACAGAAAGGTGAAAACCCAAACTTTCATACTTTTTGATTAAATTTTCCATAGTGTTTGTTTATTTGATTATAATTTGAATAAATACTGAAACGATAGCAGAAACGATTAAAAGTAGAAACATCTTAACTTCAATCGGAGGGGGGAGAATCTTGTGGCTCATAGTGTTGGTCATTTGATTACATAGCAAATATATACAGGTTTTAAACACAATCCAAACATTTAGGCACTTTTTTTTAAAAATTGTGATGAACGGTAAATAATAAGGATAAGCGGTTAAGTGATAATATATTAACAATACTGATATTTATATTAAAATATTTATGAATCCAAAAGAAGCATTAAAACAAATCAAGGCATTATTCGAGGATATGCCACAAGTTGTTGAGCCTATTGCTCCTGAAGCACCTGCTGCTCCGGAAGTTACAAAGGTAGAAATGTCTGAATATTCTTTAGTAGATGGTACTAAGGTTATGATTTCGGCATTGGAAATTGGTGGTATGGTAGAGTTAGCTGATGGTACCCCTGCTCCACAAGGCGAACATCAATTAATGGATGGCACAATTATCCAAGTTGATGAATTAGGTGTAATCGTAGAAATAGCATCACCTAAAGAAGACGTTATCGAGGAAGAACCTGTTGCACCTGCTGCACCTGTTGAACCTGCACAAGATACAACTGCAATGGTTGCTGAATTGAAAGCAGACTTCGAAGCACAAAAAAGTCAATTAGAATCAAAGATTGCTGAATTAGAAAGTAAAGTAAAGCAAGGTTTTGCACAAGTAGCTGAATTAGTAGAGGCACTTTCAAACACCCCAACTGCTGAACCTACTCAAAAATCAGCAAACGCTTTTCAATCTTATGTAACTACTAATGATAGTAAGTTCGAAAGATTGGAAAAATATAGAAACGCAATTTTAAACAAATAAATTTATAAAAAATGTCATTTTCAGTAAGTTCATTAACAAACTATACTAAAGAGAACGAAGCATTATTGGTTTCATCTTCAGTATTAGGAGCAAAAACTGCTGCTTTAATTAAAAGCGCAGGTAACGTAATGGTTGGTGTTAAATCAGCAGAAACCATTAACATTATGGATACAGATGCCTTTTTCCAAGCAGGTGGAACTTGCGGTTGGAACGCATCAGGTACAACTTCTTTCACACAAAGAACTGTAACAGTAGGTAAAATTAAAGTACAAGAGTCTTTATGTCCTAAGGCATTAGAAGCTAAGTATTTACAGAAGGCTTTACCAACAGGTAGCCAATATGATTCTATTCCATTTGAGCAAGATTATTCTGACAGAAAAGCTAAAACTATTGCTTCTCAATTAGAAACTGCTATTTGGCAAGGTGATACAGGTTCAGCTAACGGTAACTTAAACAAGTTTGATGGTTTAATCAAATTGATTGGTGCTGCTTCAGGAGTTGTTGACGCTAACGTTTCAGGTTATGTTTCAGGTGCGCCTTTAACTTCTATTACTGCAACTAACGTTATTGCGTTATTTGACGGTGTTTACAAAGCAATCCCTGCTAAAGTAGTTTCTGCTGACGATATGACTATCTTCTGCGGAGTTGATACTTTCAGAACTTACACTATTGCATTGAAGAACGCTAATATGTTCAACTATGCTTTTGATGGTAAAGCTGATAGTGAATTCGTATTGCCGGGTACTTCAATCAAAGTGGTTGCAGTAAATGGCTTGAACGGAACTAATGATGTTTACGCAATGCGTTTAAGCAACTTGTTCTTAGGTACAGACTTATTGAACGAAGAAGAAAAATTTGAAATCTTCTTTGCTAAAGAAGCTGACGAAGTTCGTTTTGCAGCAGAATTCAAAATGGGTGTGAATATTGCATTCCCTGATGAAATCGTAAAAGTAGCTATCTAATTATAAAGGGGAGTTGAAATATACTCCCCATTTTTAAATAAAATAAAATAAATAAAAATGGCGTGTGCATTAACACAGGGATATACCCTCGATTGTCGTGATTCCTTAGGTGGAATTACTGAAGTTTATTTTATTGCTAGTTCGGATGTAACTTCAACAACTGAAGCAAGTGGTGTAATTACTGCATTGACAAAAGCAACAGGAAAGAGGTTTTATAAATATGAGTTAACAAAAGGAACATCAATGTTTACTGAAGCAGTAACATCAAACGTTCAAAATGGTACTTTATATTTCACTCCTGAATTAACAATAATTTTAAACAAGTTACAAGCTAATACTAGAAACGAAATCTTGTTATTAGCGCAAAATAGACTTGTTGCAGTTGCTAAAGATAACAATGGTAAATATTGGTATCTAGGTAAAGAAAGAGCATTAGATTTAACTGCCGGTACTTCAGAAAGTGGTACTGCTGAAGGTGATAGAAGTGGATATACTTTAACTTTTACAGGAGCTGAACCTGCTTTAGCACCTGAGGTTAACAGTACTGTTGCTGCTGCCCTTACGACTGCGGGATAGTTTATAGTTTTTCATAGTTAGTTCCCCTGCCTAGTTTTCTAGGTGGGGGTTTTTGTTTTGTAAATATATCATTAATTGCTATTTATAATTGATGATACATTTAACTAAAGGACAAACAAATACTATTATTTTGACTTTAACTGAAAAACAGTTACTAAGTAATCCTAATTACTTATTTGTGTTTACAAATAGAAGCACCAATAATGTTATTAAATTTGTAGTTTTAAACGCTTCAGATTTAAGTTTATATAAGGATAGATATAATGAATTTAGTATTGTAACTAATACTAATTTTAGTTCGGCATTAGAAGGGCAATATACCTACGAAGTGTACGAACAGGCAAGTAGTTCAAATACAAATATAACAGGCTTAAATAAGCTAGAAACGGGTATTATGTGGCTTTCAGGTTCGACTGTAACATATAACCAATATACAACAACTGACACTTATACAATTAGACAATGATAGATTTAAGAGTATTAACATTCGCTGAAGCTAGGCAACCCGAATTCAAAGAGAAAAAGGGCATAGACGGTGGATATATTAAATATGGCGAAAACAATGACTATCCGGAATACATAGTTGACTTATACAATAAGTCTTCTAAGCATAGTGCAATTATTAAAAGTAAGGTGCATTATATTACGGGTAACGGTTGGTCAGGTCAGCCTGACGCACAAGCGTTTATAGATAGAGCTAATAGGGTTGAATCTTTAGATGATTTAACTAGAAAAGTATCTTTAGATATTGAAATATTTGGCGGTGCCTATTTAGAAGTTATTTGGGATTTAGCCGGTAATCTTGCTGAACTTTGGCATTGTGATTATACTAAAATCAGAACGAATAAAGACAATACCCAATATTGGTATAAGGAAGATTGGAAGGATAACAAGGTTAAGCCTATTGTAATAGCTGCATTTAACCCTAAGCAACCATCAGGGAAGCAGATTCTTTATATAAAAGAATATAGACCGAACATTGGTATTTATGGTTTGCCTAGTTACTTTGCTGCATTAAATTATATTGAATCAGATATTGAAGTTTCTAAGCATATCTTAGGAAATGCACAAACAGGGTTTTCTGCTAGTAAACTTATTACGTTGCCAAATGGCGAACCTAATGATGAGGAAAAACGCAATGTAGATAATAGATTAAGAAAGACTTATAGCGGTGCGGATGGTAAAAAGTATATGATTGCTTTTGTAAATGATATATCTAGAAAGCCTGTCGTAGATGATTTAGGTACTAGCGATTTAACAAAAGAAGATTTTAGCAGAGTAGATGAATTAATTCAGACTAATATATTTAGCGGACATCAGGTTACAACCCCATCTATTATGGGTATTGCTGAAGCAGGGAAGTTGGGAAGCAGAACTGAAATGCGTGATGGCTACGAAATATTTAAAAACACTTATGTAAATGCAAAGCAAATGCATTTAGAAAGCGTGTTTAATATGTTAGCTAAACTAAAAGGTGTTCAAAGTGAAATAAAGATTATACCTACTGAACCGATAGGAATTGAATTTAGTGAGCAAACTATTGTTTCTGTTGCTCCGAAAGAATGGGTATTAGAAAAGATAGGTATTGACGCAACTAAATATGAACCTGCGCAACCTGAAGTACCTGCGCAAGGATTATCAGTTAACGAACATATCAAGGGTTTAAAAGGTCGTGAGTGGCAAAATATGCAGCGTATTATTCGTGAATTTACTAAAGGTAAAATCAATAGAGAACAAGCTACTGCAATGAT